ATGAGCCAAATTATTATTTGGTTAAAGAATTCGTTTGTTTTTGGAAGAAAAGATTATCATTGGCGTCATGAGCCAATTCTTTATGGATGGAAAGAAGGTGCTGCTCATTACTTTATTGATGACAGAACTCAAGACACAATTTGGGAATATGATAAGCCAAAGTGCAATGACCTTCATCCAACTATGAAGCCAATCCCTCTTGTTGCCCGCGCGATTAATAACTCAAGCCGAAAAGGGGAAACAGTCCTTGATCTATTCGGTGGTAGTGGCACTACTTTAATTGCTTGTGAGGAACTGAAGCGAAAAGCATTAGTGATGGAACTTGATGAAAAATATGCCAGCGTGATCATCGATCGATGGGAGAAATTCACAGGTCAGGTAGCAAAAAAAATATGTTAAACGATTTATTAAAAGCGTTATTAGAAACTTTATATATGACATTTGTTCCGTTGTGTATAGCGTATGTTATTGCGATACCACTCAGTTTCATCTGCGTTGAAACAGCGAAAGACGGATTATACCCAAACCGCATCATTCACAAGATGTGTGATGGTGTTATAGCAATTGGCAGAGCTGTTCCGTTCGTGATATTAATGATCGTGCTTTTACCGTTCACGCGATTACTTATTGGGACAGGCATCGGCACAACCGCTGTTATCGTTCCATTAACCATAGCAACGATACCATTCGCAACACGCATTATTGAAACCGCATTGACAAAAGTCGATAGATGGATTATATTGGCGTCGAAAGTGGACGGAGCGAACAACCTGCAAATCATGGGGCGCATTAAGTTTATGTGTGTCCTACCCGAAATTATCAATGGTATTGGCATTGTAGCAATCGCCATACTCGGTTATACAACGATGGCCGGTGTTATTGGCGGTGGTGGGCTTGGCAATTATGCAATGGTTTATGGCTTCTATCGCTATAATTGGATCGCCACAATGTTAGCAACCACACTTACCATCGTCATAGTATTTATAATACAAAGCACATTTCAAGCGATATCACAAAAGATAGAAAGGGGATAAAACATGAAAACACAAAACTATCTAATCGCAATTCTATTCGCATTTTTACTCGGTAGCTGTTCGCAAGCTAATATTGATGATAAAACCATCGTTATTGGCGCGAGTTCGACGCCACACGCTCTCATTCTTGAAGAAACAAAGGAATTCATCGAAAGCCACAATTACGCGCTGGATATCGTTGTTATGGCAGATTATGTAACCCCAAATATCGCACTCGCCAGTGGAGATATTGACGCAAATTACTTTCAGCACCAGCCATATTTAACGGACTTTAACGCAAACAATGGAACGGATCTGGTTAGTGTTGTCAAAGTCCACTTCGAGCCATTGGGAATATATGGTGGGAAGAAAACCACGATCGACAATATTCAAACGAGCGACACCGTTATCGTTCCAAATGACACATCAAATAAAGCAAGGGCTTTGGAGTTACTTACAATTCATGGTTTGACAAACTGCAACATTATTGAAATGGAAGCACAAGCAATCCCGTCAGCATTGCAAGACGCTGAATATGCTGTCATAAATGGAAACTATGCCCTTTCGTCTGGCGTGGTCGATAAAGTTATTATAACCGAAAGCCCAACGAGCGACATCGCTCAAGTAATGGGCAACATCATCGCCGTCAAGCGTGGCAATGAACACAAACCAGCAATTGAATTATTAGTTGAAGCTATTACACAAGAAAACATCAGAGATTTTATTGAAAATACATTTGGTGCATCAGTAATTCCGCTATTTTAAGCAAAAAAAGTTGTTATAATGGACTTATAGGATAACCATGTCAAATGTAAAAGGAAGCAAAAAAGGTGTCTATGGCATAAAAATCGACAAAGACCAATTCGAACGGTTATGTTCGATTATGTGTTCCGTTGATGAAATATGTGGGTTTTTTGGTGTTTCATACGACACATTGAAGCGGTTTTGTAAACAAAACTACGGTCAAAACTTCGAGGCGGTGCAAAAAGATAAATCAGCGCTGGGCAAAATATCATTGCGGCGGATACAATTCAAACAAGCCGAAAGATATCCCGCAATGGCTATTTTTCTCGGTAAACAATATTTAGGACAAACCGATAATGCGCATCTGGACAATTTAAGTGATGAATTGTCGAAACGCGCCGAAACGATTGTTGTTAAGATAAGGGATAAAGCATATGACGAATCAGGAGACTGACAATATTTTAGAGTTCTCGCCCAAACAATTTGAATATATACGCAATGCCAACAAACGATGGAATGCAAAAGTGGGTGCAACACAATGCGGTAAAACATATATTGATGTATCTTGGACGATTCCTTACCGTATTTTGGAACGCAAAGGGAAGCCAGGTCTTAACTTCCTGCTTGGTGTAAGCAAAAGTACGATTCAAAGAAATATTATAGAACCACTTCAAGAAAAATGGGGTGACACGCTTATAAGTGACATTAATTCGCAAAACGAAGCCAAGATGTTTGGCGAGACTGTTTATTGTTTAGGAACTGAAAAAGCAAGTCAAGTCTCAAAAATAAGAGGTGCAAGAATAAAATATTTATATTGGGATGAGATATGTGAAAGCAATGAGGAAGTGTTCGAATTGGTAAAATCGCGTCTTTCTTTACCATACTCGACTTGCGATTTCACAGGCAACCCGAAAAGTCCGAGTCACTTCATTAAAAAGTTTATTGACCGCGAAGATCTTGATATTTATTCACAAAGTTGGACGCTCTATGATAATCCATTCCTACCCAAAGCATATATTGATGAATTGACAAAAGAATACGAAGACACAATATATTTTAATAGATACATTTTAGGAGAGTGGAAAAGGGCAGAGGGCATCATCTATAAAAAGTTTGCCGATAATCCCAAATCATACATTATTGATAAAGCACCACCACTGATGGCAGTTGAAGTTGGTATTGACTTTGGTGGCAATCGTTCAAAACACGCATTTACCGCAGTCGGCTTCACAATGGGTTATCGCGATATGATCGTCTTGGAAAGTCAAACGATTAACACGATGGTTGATCCCGACGAATTAAACTTACAATATACACAATTCGCAACGATGGTTTACAATAAATATGGTAAGGCATTTTTTACCAATTACGATAGTGCCGAGCCGGTGCTTGGTCGCGGTATCACATTAGCGTGTATCAAAGCCGGTTGCCGCACCAATGTCCGCTATGCTTTGAAGAAAAGCGTAAATGACCGAATTAGAGCAGTGATTGGTTTGTTGGGTAGTAATCGCGTTTGGGTGTTGTCGCATTGTAAAAATGTGATTGATGCCTTGCAAAGTGCGGTGTGGAATCCAAAAGCATTAAACGATGAACGACTGGATGATGGCTCGACCGATATTGATACATTAGATAGTTTAGAATATGCTTTCGAAAGGTATATAGTTGACTTACAACGCGGTGCATTACTGCCAACGAAGGAGAATTAAAGTTATGAATTATGAGAAACTGATTAAGGACTTAATTAAAGAACATGGCGAGATTGCGGGAAGTAGCAGTTATATTTCTTTATGGACTAAATGGTATCAAGGTGTAGTGCCATCGTTTCATGTTTACAAAATCTTCAATGGCGTTGAGTATGTCAAGCAACGCAAGTTATCAGCACAGGGTGCGAAAAAGGTATGTGAAGATTGGGCATCGCTTTTGATGAATGAAGAAGTCGAAATCATCACCGCCGACAAAGAAGCGTTTGATGCCGAATTGGAGAAAATGGACTTCTGGACAAAAGCAAATAAAGCGGTTGAGTATGGGTTTGCAACCTCGCTCGGTGCATTAGCGGTCGATATTGAAGCAGAAGCCGAAGAAGTTATTAATGAAGAAACCAAGCAATCTGAATTATTGTTTACAGGTATCAAAAGCATTGATTTATCAGTTCATAGTGCATTGCGTATTGTGCCGATTACCATTAAAAACGAGTTAATAACCGAGTGTGCTTTCATCAATGAGAACACGAATGAAACCAAAGTATCATTGCACTTGCTTAATGAAAATGGCAATTATGATATTATGGTTGCTTCCGTAAATAGCAAATCAAAGGTCGTCAATTCCGTTTTCAAGATTCCACTTGATTGCCCTAAACCAACATTCGCATTATTGCATCCCAACATTGTCAATAACCTCGAAATTGATAGTGCATTACCGATTAGTGTGTTTGCCAATGCGATTGATACACTCAAAGCACTCGACACCAAAGTCGATAGTTATCATAACGAGTTCGTGCTTGGTCGCAAAAGAGTATATGTTTCTCACGAGTTAAGCAAGATAAATAAAGAAACAGGACAATTGGAGTTTGCATTTGATCCAAATGATACCACCTATTATTATTTGCCAAACAATCCCAACGCCCAAGATAAGGGCGAGCCATTAATTAAAATACAAGATAGCACCATTCGTGCCATCGAACACCAAACCGCCATTCAAGATGAGTGGAACGCATTATCGTTAAAATGTGGACTTGGCATTGAACGATACAAGTTTGAAAAAGGTCGTGTTATGACTGCCACACAAGTCATTAGTGAAAAAAGCGATGTCGCCCAAAATGTTAGACGCCACGAAATATTACTTCGCCATCGTATCCTTGATTTAATCGAAGCAATCATATGGCTTTATAATCAATACACTGACAAGCGATTTGCTGATACATTATTCGACATCAAGTTTGAAGATGGCATCATTGAAGATACTGAAACGCAAAAGCAAAGCGACCGCGTGGAAGTTGCAAGTGGTTTGATGTCCAAAATCGAATATCGTGTTAAGTGGTTTGGCGAAGACGAAAAAACCGCAAGGGCGAATGTTAATAAATACTTCGGTGATGATGAGTTAGCGAGTCGCATTAATAAGTTCTTACCAGCTTTGATTCAAGGTGCAATGACCGTTCGGCAATTTGTCGAACAAGTTTATATTGATGAGCCGAACAAGGAAGCATTGATTACTGAACTACAAGAAAAGATAGATAGTCAAAGCGGTGGTATAACTGCCGAAGATATACAAGCAACGGGTTTTTATAATCCAAGCAATAACTAATAAAGGGGTGTGCTGTGAATGAATAGTCAGCGCATAGATGATTTAGTCGATGTTTTAGGCGATAACTTCTCAAAAAGTGAGAATGTTTTTGTCGTTAGAAATCAATTAGAATTGTTTAGATTTGTCAATAATCCCGAACAATGGAAAGCCAAACAATTAGCGAACATGACAAAGTATCGCACCGAAGTTTTGAAAATGGCAAAAGATGAAGCCGAAAAGGTTGCTCGACAAGTCCGCAAAGTGTATTTATTGGCATACAAAGAAATCGATGGTGATAATATCGAAATCACCAAAACCGAAGTTAAAGGCACGATACCAAAATCATACGCAAAGGTTATCGCCAAAGCCGAGCGTGAGGCAATCGGCAGCATTATTCAAATGGCGAATGTCGCGCTTAAAACGCATACACAAGCAGTAAGGGTTGTCAGTGCATTGGCAACACCCGACAAGTTATATGATGTTATCAAACGCCAAACACTAAAAGGCATTAATAAGGGGCTTAAAATTGTTTATAAAAATGGTCGACAAATGAACTTCAAATCATATATGGAAATGAATGTCCGCACCACCGCCAACCAAGAAATCACAAACGCTCAAATCGAAAGCGGGGCAAAGTTAAATCAAGTTTTTTATATGTGTGATAGTTATGGCGATTCAGCACCAGACCACGCACCATATCAAGGCAAGATGTATTACAATGCCGATAGCGTTATCGATGAACGCACGAGAAGATATATCAGCGATAATCACCTAATGTCAATGCAAGACGCAATAGCGATGTATGGTTTAACTACAAGACCGAATTGTCGGCACAAGTTCCATTTAGTGCCAAGCGATGTCGCGATGTCTAAAAGCGATAAGCAAGTCAGTGAGCAATATGGCTTTGATAAGGGCGCATACAAAGGTAGCAACTACGAGAAAATGCAACAGCAACGATATTTAGAGCGTGGCGTTCGCAAATATAAAGAGAAAACCAACCAAATGGAAAAGATGTATAACGAAACCAAAGATGACCGCTATCTGGCCGAAGTTAAAAAAATGAAAAGCAAAACGCGCGAATGGCAAGGCAAAACTAAATCGTTCGTCGATAAAAACAAGTTAAAACGCGATTATGACCGAGAGAGTATTAAGGCGATAACCGATGATATAGGAGCGAGATACGATATTCGCAAAGAAACCAAGAAAGCACGCGAAATGCAAAGCGATTAAAAAATTAGTATTTATTTATTGTGAATTGTATATTACTATAAAATTAGTAGATGTCCCGACATCGATTAAAAACGGGCTTCTTAATGTCGGAGTAAACCGAAGTATAAACTAAATCAAAGGAGAAAAGGGATGGAAAATCTTAAAACACTCATGGGCAACGCATACCATGAAAACCTCACAATCGAGGAAGTCGACGCGTTCTTGACGGGCAAAAAGTTAGCCGATTTATCAAGCGGCAATTATGTCGCAAAAGATAAGTTCTCTAAAATCGAAGCCGAGTTAAAAGAATTACGCGAAGCCACCAAAGATTACGAGGAAGTCAAAAAACAAGTCGAAACCTACCAAGCCAAAGAGAAAGAAACAGCATTGAAACAAGCACTCGTGGAAGCAGGAATCAAGGATGAGTTTATTGATTACATTGCGTTCAAAGTCGAAAAGGGCGAAATTGCAAACGACGACAAATTAGTCGATAATGTGAAAACTTACATTAAAGACAAACCGCAATTCGCAAAAGTCGCGGAAAACGAAAAACCCATTGTCAAAAAAACCATCGAAACTTCAATCGGTAATGGCAACGATAAACCAAAACCCGATAACAAAGCCATCAATGATGCTTTACGAGCAGCGGTTAGAAGGGTTGACATTCCGCAAAAATAATTAATCAAAGGAGATTACAATTATGAGTTTTATTTCAAGAACTGATGCCGATGCTCTAATCCCATTAGAAGTATCACAAGACATCGTGCGTGGCGTTGCCGAACAATCGGTCGCTATGCAACTATTCACACGCTTGCCAAATATGTCAAGCAAAGTGCAAAAAATGGCGGTTGTTTCCGCTCTACCTGTCGCCTATTGGGTAAATGGCGATAATGGTGTCAAACAATATAGCGAGCAAGTTTGGGCGAGCAAGTATCTTACCGCCGAAGAAATCGCTGTGATCATCCCAATTCCTGAATCAGTATTAGATGATGCCGAATACGATATTTGGGGAGAAGTTAAACCAAGATTGGTTGAATCTTTTGGTGCTGTGTTTGATAGTGCTGTTCTATTTGGCACAAACAAGCCCGCTTCCTATCCTGATGACATCAAATCCGCAGCCATCGACAAAGGTTATTCATTCGGTAAAGGCAGTGCCTCGTTCCTATCAAATGGCTTAAATGCTATTTCATTGGTTGAGGGTGCTGGCTACATTCCCGATGCAATCATCGGTGGTGCTGACCTCAATGCCTTATTCCGCACAATCGCTGATACCGATGGCAACCCGATTTCGGGAACAGACCTGCAAGCCCTTAAAAAGGTGCGCGTTGTTAATGGCTCGTTCTCTGATACGGTGCAATTCATCGTTGGCGATTTCAAATCGGCTGTCTTCGCACTTCGCCAAGACATCACCTATAAACTATTGACAGAGGGCGTCATTCAAGACCCAAGCGATAGTTCAATTCTTTATAACCTTGCCCAGCAAGATATGGTCGCCCTTCGTGCGGTCATGAGAATTGCTTATCAATTGCCTAACCCCGTCAATCGTCTACAATCAAGTGAAGATGCGAGATTACCGTTTGCGGTATGTTTACATACTGCTCACAAAGTTGTCTTGACTGCTTCGCCTGATGGTGCGGCTGCTTGGACAGGCGAAAGTCTTAAAATCACCTTGTCGGCCGATGTCGCTAATGTCAAAATTTATTACACTGACGATGGCTCGGCACCGACGACCGCTTCCACATTGTATGACCCCGCTACGGGCATTACGATTACAGCCACCAAGACCATTAAAGCACTCGGTGTTTCTAATGGTTGCACCAATAGTGATGTCCTTTCAAAGAAATTCACAAAATCGTCCTAATTGCGTAGGTGCTTAATCGCTTACCCTTTTGCGATTTCACATTAAAGCGATGACCTAAAAATCGTCGCTTTTCTTTTTGTTTAATTTCAGTGGTATGTAATTTATAATAAAAATAGATAGTTAAATAAAGGAGATTAAAATATGGCATTATTAAATATAACCAAAAGTGATATATTGACCGCTCTTGGTGTTGATTTAGAGTTCGAGTTGGCGATTGATGATGATCCAAGTGGTAAAGTTAAACGCTTTATCAATGATATCCAGGAGTGGTGCTATGATTACTTGCGTTTTCGTTATGGTTTGAACGAAGATATTAGTTTAGCACTTGAATGGCGTAAAGATTATTTCAAAAAAGGTGTTATCAAGCAAATCGAATATGTATTG